TTCAACTTCTTCAGTTGCTTTTACTTTTGCAAAGGTATTACCAGATTTTCCAAACTTGTTAATTTTTGCTCTAGCTAAATTGATTCCTCGGTCTCTTTTTTCCACTCGTTTATTGTCTTTTTCATCAGCTTCGTAATTATCGTCTGCATTTCTATAACTACTATGTAACGCATCCATACGGTCACTTCTTGCTTTATTTACATATTTTCCAAGAGTACTCTTTGTCAATTCATCCAATTCAACTTTTTCTTTGTTGTGTTTCTTTTTCAAATACTTGTTAACCTTACGGGCATATTCGTCTTTGACTTCTTCATCAACCTGTTCAACTTCTTCGGTCTTGCTGGACATATAACTAGCAACTGTTTCAATATAATCAGCGGCTAAAGTTACTTTAGATTGAACCCAAGCAGGAATCTGCATGTTTGGATCTTTCACCACACCACGCATCATATTGATAGAACGGTCCATCTGATCCAACTGATTCATAATCATACTGCCCTCGTCATCCATTTCTTTACCCATGGCAACAGCAATGTGATTTTCACTAAAAATTTCTTCATGAATTTTAGCAATGTAATTATAGTCTTTCATTGTCAACATACCTTTATTGCGAATGTTAATTAACTTCTCTACAACACGGTGCAAGTCCATATCAGTTTTGATATCTTCTCTGGATAATTCTAAAACACGAATAAGCAATGGAATGTCCAATGTGACAGTATCCTTCTTGTCAACTCTTTCTTCTAATGTATCTTCTATCATTCTAGAATTCTTCCAGGTGATGAAGGCTCCTGTTTTAGAATGAGAAACTTTCTGGTCTTTCGTGGCAAATTTTGGATTAATTCCTCTAGACATAAGATATTTGTCCAAGACTGCATCCTCTGAAATACCAGTACCTTTAATTAATGATTTAATTAATTGTGCTCTGCTCATTTTGTGCCTTATTCAGATGTTCCTGTTTTTCCAAGCATTTCATTTTTCATTCTTTTCATAGTCTTTGCAGCAAGTTCTTTAGCATTATTCAGAGGTTTATTTTCTCCGTCAGTAACAAAAGGAGTATCCATTTGTGATGTTGGTGGACGACCTTCCATTACAACTTCTTCGTGAAACTGGCTTGGAATTTTTCCTTGGTCTGGTCCATGTAATGATAAATGTCCATAAAAATGGTCAGCTTTACCTGATTTTTTTCTTAATTTATCTACGTGTTTTAATGCACTATCCAGTGTTTTGTGTTTGCTTACTATTTTAAGTTTGGTACCACTACTATGATAAACTCCATGTGGTCCCTCTGTATCTGTGCCGAGCATTCCTCTATTGGGTAAATCACCAATTCCACCTTCTCCTAGCTGTTCAACTTCTTCTTTAGTTGGTTTCTTACCAGTTTCTGGTACACCCATCTTGCGTTGTAGGTCTTTGCGTTGGTCCTCATCAGAACCACCAGTCAAGGCCTTGAATGTTTTCTTAACAACAGACTTCAAACCTTCTTGTACCTTAGAATCCTTTGCATCAACTGGTTCTTTGGCTTTTTTCTTCTTAAAGGCTGGCCATCCCGGACTCACCGGATAACCTTCTTGTACTGCTTCTTCATCCTGTTTTGCATAGTAAGCACCAAGAGCCATTTTCTTGCGTTCTGCATTAGACTTACCTTCGAATTTTGGATTATCTGAATGAACAAAATCATGAATATAATCACCAGCATCTGCATCTTTAGAAAGAACTTCATTAATCAATTCATCAATGATTGGTTCTTCATATCTTTCTTTCATTTTCTTCAAAGTCATTTTTTCTTTTGGTTCTTCTTGTTCTGGTTTTTCTTTTTGTTTAGAACCACCGTAACGTGAACCTTTTTTTACACCTGAACCACCATTTGGTTCTGGTTGACGAGGACTCTTATAGTCAAAAGCATTTTCTTCAACTGGTTCAACATCTTCATTTCGACCTTGAATTTTGCCTTTTAATGTTTTTACATCTTGTTTGTTAGCTTTTCCTGCGGCAGTTACTCTTGGTGGTGTTCTGTATGTAAGTTTATCATATCCGCTTGTGTGATTATCTCTTGGATAATGGCTTTTATCAGCGGCACCTTGCACGGCAGCGGCAGATTTTGCATCTTTAGTTTTTTTAGCATGGTCAACAAATTTCTGAGCATCATGTGATTTTCCATAATAATAATCAGAATCAGGATCAGATGCGGCTTTGGCGGCACCCGCTAAAGTTTTTGTTGAGATTTCATCAATTGATTCAACTTCTTCAGTTGCCTTTTTTTGACCTCTTAGAATCTTAAAGTCTTGGCCATCAAGTTTACCATTATGGTTCTTGTCCAATTTTGTTTGATTACCTTTTAATTCTTTTTCCATAATGCCTCTGATTATATCAGCAACTGGATCTTTTTTATTGAAATTTATCATTGTTGTTCTCCGTTTAGCAATTCCATTTACGCAAAGACTTATTGATTCTTGAATCAGGATCATTAGCTGTCTTAGCAGACGTTAATCTCTTTTTCATCCCAGACATTCTGGCACAAAATGACTTTCTTCTATTTGCAGCTTTACTTCCAGCTTTCAACTTAGATGGCTTTGTTGTAACAGCCATTGACAGTTTAGAACCTGGATTTTCTCTGCGATACGAAGCAATACCTTTTCTATTTAAGCCACCTTTAGGATCTTTTCCAGCGGAACGTTGCCATGCTGGTGAAGATTCTTTAATATTATTGGCGGCCAATTTAAATGTTTCACCTTTAGCTTCAGCTGAACCACCATGACCATACATCTTTTCTCTATCAGCTTGGTCTTGATATTCTTTAACTTTGTCAGCCAAATGTTTTTTCTGACGCTTTATTTCTTGAGCGTCTTGTTTCATAGTTAATGCATCTACTTCGTATAAAAATTCTTTGAAAGTTTTCATTTCTTTTTCTTCTTAGGTACAGTTGTTATATTTTTATCTTGGTCTTTATATGATTGCATAGGTTCTTTATTGGATGCACCACCCAAAGTTCCAGCAACACCCATATCACAAGCACCAGGATCGTCAATTGCTTCTATAACTTTTTTTCTAAAATTCTTAAAGTCTACTTGTTCTCTATATGTTACATCGCCTAGACCAGACATAGGGTATACTGTTCCCTGTTGGCGTGTATCAAATTCTGGACCGATGGTCGTTACATTCCTTAGTCTTTGACTTACTGTAGGAACATCGGTATTCTTTTTCTTCTTTATTACTTCTTTGTCTTTGGAGAAATTACTTTCTTTTGGCTCAGGGAAGATTTTGATTTTGGGTCCGCTGTTTTCTTCGCTGTAGGTTTTGAAGGTGTAACTACCTCGTTTTTTGTTTCCGTCCCACTTGATGTCACCGGAGTTGGAGTCACCTGCTCTGTTGTCTGGGGTAATGTCTCCTGGACCATCGGCTTTTGGACCTCCTCCACTACGGAGTTTTGGGGTGCTGCCTTTGGTGCTGGATTCAACCAGTCTAGTATTTTCTTTAGCATGATAATTTTCCTTAAAATAATTAAATGGTTTATTGGCATTCAATCTATCATGATTTTCCAACCAAGAATTAGAAATTTCGCCATAGTTTTTACTTTCTATAAATGTATTTATTTTTTTATAGGTCTCAGTAATATCTTCTTCAATTGATTCAATTTCGGAACTATTGTCGAAGTATATGAAATTGTCAAAATTTTGTTTGTAAGATTCCTGACAGGATTGAGCAAGTTCCCATTTTTCCCGTCTGATTGATTCGGCAATCATTTTTGTCAGTCTTTGATTTCTTTCCTGACTGGCTCTATCTGTGGTATTAACAAATATCATGATTGTTTCATAACCAAGTTCTTCTAATTCTTCCTTGATTGTAATGATGCGAGAATGGTCATCAGCAGGTCCATTAATGATTAATGGACCACGATTTCTGATTGCTTCTCTACGGAAGTCATTAGATTTTTCGGCCAACTTCTGTTTATCCATTAGGTAGTCAAACCCTTGTACAGAATTCAACTCTACTGCTTTTGATTCAGCAATTGCTTCACGGATGATAACATCTTTACCAGAACCTGGTCCACCTGTTACAAAAATGGCTTTGAATATACCACGGTTGTAAGATTCGTGTAATCCCATACCTTTTCTTGTGTCATGCATCAATTCTTTTGCATGAGTATCAGAAACATGGTGTGGAACGCCTTGTTTAAACTTGGCAACATCTTTATTTTTAGCGTGTTCACGCATCTTGGTACCAGACATACCTTCTGTTCCCTCTGCATCTGGATCACGGTGGCCAGCAGAATGTACATGAATCTTTTTGAAATGGTATAAAGCACCTTCATGTGAACCATTATATTGGTTCAATTTAGCTTTCATTTCATGTGTGCGGTCAGAACCAACCACCATGTGCAGATGAGTTACACCTTTTTTGTGTAGTTCAGCTGCATGATGTAAGAATGTAGGATGTTCTTTTGATGATGCATGAAAATTAGTATCTGGAGAATATCTCTTTAGATGTTTAACCTTCTGTGCGGCCGACAAAGGATTCTTTTTTGCATCTTGGGAATGAGAAGTTACAACAGTATGTGTCGCATTTTGCTTCTTAGCTACTTCTTTAACTTTATCAATTAACTTCAAGTGGCCAGAGGTAGGCGGATTCATTCTACCAAAAGTAAAGACATGGTGTTTTTCACCTGTCTTTTCTTCTTGTAATATATCTAAAAATGACTTCATTTACGGACTTTTAACAGATTTTGTTTGGCGAATTCTGCACGGTTGACCAATTTAGTTGGTTCATTATTGTGATGTACAACGAAACCTTCTGGCTTAGACTTCTTGCCTTCAATGTGGTGGTGGTAACGACCTTCATGTGTTTCCAAAGAATTTACCAACGCATTCTTGGCTTGGTGTAGGTGGTGGTGCATCGCAAACAAATGACCGTAATGTGACTTATGCTTCTCTACATGAGCAACCTGTGACTTGCCTTCACCTGTTTTTTCTGCCTTAGATTTTTCAGTTTTAACTTTAGCAGCCTGTTTTTCATGTGCATCATGTAGATGTTCTTTGAAACCTTTAACAGATGGAACTTCATCATGTCTAACTGTTTTATTGATGTATGTAGATAAGTGACCAGTTTCACCACCATGTTTGTGGTGTACTGCATCATACATTTTGTGGCCATGTGTATTATGGATTTCTTTTGCAGCAGCCATATGAGACTGGAATTTCTTTTCGTTTGCATCAGAATGTTTAACTTTGCTGGTGTCATGTTCTGCACCGTGGATGTGTACATCTGGATGTTCTTTGAAATTGTGGTGGTCAACATGAGGCGAAGCACTTTTCATGTCATCACTATATTTCTGATGAACTACAATACCTACTTTAGATTTCTTGACCTTTTCAGTATCTTCTTTACTTTTAGGTGTATAAGTGATTGTGTTTGGTGTAAAAGATACTTTAGTACCTTTGGCCTCTAGAATAACTTCTTCATGTAAACTTTTGGTTTCTGCATGGTGCATCAAGTCGCCTTGGTAAACACCATGTTTTGGTGTTACTTTTGGTAGATGTTTGAGTGCGTGTTTAAGTGTTTTTGCAAGACCAGGTGCATGGCCATGATTTCTGTCAATGTCTTTTTCTGTGTGATTGATTTTTGGATCTTTGTTGAAAGCCGACTTAGTTGCAACAAAAAACTTACCATTTTTTGGATGGTGACCAAAGACAAGGGATGGAGAGCCATCATACTTCATTGTCAAGTCACTATGACTTGCACCAGCTTTCATGTGTGCATGAGCTTTCATTAGTGCTTCATGAGCGTGTTCAAAACCGGCATGGCCGTGCATCAAAGGACGGTCTTCGGCATGGTGAATATGCTTAAGTTCCGAACCTTCGGATTCTTCTTTTAAGAAAGACTGAAATGTTAACATTGATTGTACCTCTAGAAATGCAACACACTTTGGTTGCCAATGGGCTTATTTATACGATTAGGAATTCCATTTATTGACAAAATCCGTGCAAACTCCAGTGATGTCCAATGTTTTTACATAATCCCACTGACCTTCACCTATTTCCGGTAAAACAGCGATGCTTTTAGGAAACAATTGCTTTATCTTAGGATAGGTCCAGATGTATCCCCAACTGGTTAAAGTAACATCATCTTTCTGGTGCCAGAAACAATGTACACCTTCTTCCCTTAGTAGATTCAATGCATCCAGGTTCTTACAGTGAATCCATAGGCCATCTTGTGACAGAAATTCAATAGTTGTTTCATATTGAGGTTTATCGTGTCCCAACCACCAACTGTCATGGTGCCACCAAACAT